GCCCCGAGGCTGCGTACCGTGCGTGCGAACGCGGTGACTGGCTGGGCTGGCTGGTTTGTCGGCTCGGGCTGAGCAGCGAGGCGATCACTCCGGCGTGGCGTGTGTACTACGAGGCGATCGCTCCGGCGTGGCGCGCGTACGACGAGGCGACCGCTCCGGCACGGCGCGCGTACGACGAGGCGATCGCTACGGCGCGGCGTGCGCGCAGCGAGGCGATCGCTCCGGCACGGCGCGCGTACGACGAGGCGATCGCTACGGCGCGGCGTGCGTACCAGGAGGCGATCGCTCCGGCGGAGCGTGCGTACCGGGATGCGATCCGGGCAGCGATCCCGTGGGGGCGCGTGGCGGCGAAACTGGAGGGCGTGCGATGAGTGCGCTCGAAGAGATGCGGGACGTGGTGGTGCGAATGCTCCGCGTGGCGATGGTTGTGGCGCTGCGCCGGGCGGAGGATCGACTGCGTCAGGAGGCGGGCCATGAATGACTCTGATCTTGTGATCCAGCAACACCAGGAGATGCAGGCTGTGCAGCGCGACCATGACGGCCGCCAGCCGGACCCGGGCGGCTGCTGCGGGCGGTGCGAAACGTGCGGGTGTGCCGAGGTCGCGGACGACCTCATCGAGGTGCAGGGGCGGGAGATGCACCACCACGAGGCGCTGGACGTGCTGGTGGACCTCGCGTACGTGGTGCTGATGGAGCACGCGGACCGGGACGTCCAGGCCGACGCCGCTCGGAAGCTGGTCCGGGACATGCCCACCCTCAAGGCGCTGGTCCGCGAGGTCGAGGCAACCACCCGCAGGCTGCTGGGGTGATCTCCATGCGCGACCTGTATCGGGACATGCGGGCTGTGCTGGAGGAGGCCGGAGAGGAGTCGACCCGGGAGGCGGCGCGCGTGCGTCGCGCAGTGCTGGCGGCGCGAGAGTGCCACTGGAGTAACGCCGAGACCATGCGCCTGCTGGCGGAGGTTCGGCAGCACAACGAGGCGGCGCTACAGGCCGTGGGTGTGGACCTGGCGAAGTTGGAGGAGCGATGACGACTGCTGAACTGCTGGAGAAGATGGGTGCGTGCGACGAGGCGGTCGCGTGGTCGCGGGCGTACGGGAACCCCGAGGCTGCGTACCGTGCGTGCGAGCCGGGCGGCCGAGGCCGGCGCGAGCGTCGCGGAGGTGCAGCTCCTGGGCGGGTGGAGCTCCAGCCGGATGGCCGAGAGGTACGTCCACGCCCGGCTCGACAGCCTGCGCGCCCGCCTCGACCGGGCCGGAGAGCCCGGGTCTGCCCCGGGAATAGGGCACACAGGACGCACACCGCCGAAATGATACGGGCGCCTAGGTTGCCCTAAGCGCCCGTATTTACTGGTGGACCCGACCAGGATCGAACTGGTGACCTCCTGAATGCCATTCAGGGGATGGGGATCGCCACGCCTGGAGTTACGAGGGGTTAGCGTCCACCGCGTGTGCCCGAATGGGTCCATTTCCGCGCCTGAGGGGCACACAGGACGCACACTCACTGGAGCGCCCATCCCGCTGGCCACCCTCCCCCACGCCTCAGGGCGGGGCGCTGGCGCAGCGGGAGGGGCCGTCCCAGGGCGTTCCTCGCATCCCCTCCCCCGGGTCACCCCACCAGCCCGCGCGTCTACCGTTGACGTACGTCTACCGTAGACGTATATTCTCACCATCGACGGACGGCATGGAGCCGGACGCCAGCGAGGAGAGCGGAGATGGCCACCACGACCAAGACCAACTGCGGGCGGTGCCCGGTGTGCGGTAACCCGATGCCCAGGCAGCAGCAGTCGCGCCGCGTGGCGTTCAACGGTCTGGTCGTCTGCGACCGCGCCACCTGCGAGACCAGGGCCGACGAGTACCGGTTCCGGATCGTCGCCACCAGCATCCCCGCCGAGGTGGACTCCGACGGCTACGACACCTACGCCGCGGCCGACGGGATGGCGGCCGCGAACATCGAGGGCGAGTACCGGATCGAGGCGTACCGCTAGCCCACCCCGGGGCGCCGCCACCACGGGGCGCCCCTCACCCGCAGCACCGAGGAGGACAACGACCATGACCCCCGTAGAAGACCGCCTCCAGCGCGCCTCTCACCTGCTCTACTGCGCCGCCCGCAACGAGCCCAAGGCCGCGATGCTCCGGCGCGCTAGCCTTGGCCTCCAGGCCGCCGCCCTGGAGTTCGCCGCCGCCCATGCGGCCCTCGTCGCCGAGCAGGAGGCCAACGCGCCGTCCGAGATGGCCGAGATGAAGCGGAGACTCGCGGAGCGCGGCCTGTACCCGTAGCCCCCTCACCCCAGGAGACGCACCATGCCCGGCTCCCCCACCCAGGTCGAGTCCCTCACTGCTGGAGAAGATGGGTGCGTGCGACGAGGCGGTCGCGTGGTCGCGGGCGTACGGGAACCCCGAGGCTGCGTACCGTGCGTGCGAACGCGGTGACTGGCTGGGCTGGCTGATCGACCGGCTCGGGCTGAGCAGCGAGGCGATCACTCCGGCGTGGCGTGTGTGCTACGAGGCGACCGCTGCGGCGCGGCGTGCGTACCAGGAGGCGATCCGGGCAGCGGTGCCGTGGGAGCGCGTGGCGGCGAAGCTGGAGGAGCGATGAGCGACGGCGACGGGCCAGGGCGACAACGGGGCGCGGCTCCCGGCGGATACTATGACCCATGGACGGGATCGGGAGACACCTGGACGGCCTGACCGAGAGGCAGCGAAAATTCGTCAATGAATACATGAAGGAGCCCAACGGCAAGCGGGCGGCAATCGCGGCGGGCTACTCGCCAGCCGGGGCCGAGGTGTCGGCATCGCGCCTGCTCCGTCACCCTCGGGTGCAGGAGTACCTACGCGGGCAGATGAAGAGGGTCGAGGCTACCGCGCTCGTGGATGCGACCTGGGTGTTGCGCAGGCTCCGGCGGGTCGCGGTCCGGTGCACGTCCGCCGAGAATTTTGACGCGGCCGGCGCGAATCGGGCGCTGGAATTGCTGGGGAAACACCTGGCCATGTTTGTGGACCGCACGGCCCATCAGGGTCCGGACGGAGGTCCGATCGAGATCCGCATCGTCGACCTCGGGGCAGAGTCCCCGGAGCCGGACGACGACACCCCCGCCCCAGAGGAGTAGACACGTGGCAGACACCAGATACCCCGACGCCGACCTCGGCCGCAAGCGCCCGACCCAGGGTCTCCCCGAGGTCGCGGACGAGTCGTACCAACTCCCCGTCTATCGCGGGGAGAACGTTCGGAAAAAGAAGACCCCGAAGGACGTGCCGGTCCGCTCGCCCCAGGCCGAGGCCCTCCGTCGACGGATTGATCTCGCGTCCTCGGACGAGTAGAGTGGTGGTCGCTGGAGGGAGCGACCATGACGAGTGACGGCAGGCAGGTGCTGAGCGCGTGGGCGATCGCTGGGCTGGCGTGTCTGTGCGCCGGGTCCGCGATCGTGCTCGGGTCGGAGACGATCGCGCAACTCGCCGTGGGGTGCTCCCTCGTGGCGGTGTCTGCTGCGATCTGTCTGCTGACTCAGTGATGCACCGGGCCACCCAGGGTGCCCGTTAAAATGCCGGCCTGTCTAGCACCGGCGAGCCCTGGGTTTTCTCTAGCGCCTAATGGAGGTGTGCATGGGCAGTGATGCGCTGTGTTCGGGTCGGGCCGTGGTGATTAGGGTGTATGACGTGGCGCGCAACCGCTCCTGGTGGCCACTCGCGATGGGCGATCGGCCTGGCGGTGTCAGAGCCGTGTTCCAGGTCGAGGGCGGAGACGGCGGGCCATTCGGCGAACTGAGCATCGAGTACCAGGAGGCGTCGATGGCTCCCCGGGTCGGGGGGCGATTCGTCGTGTCCCTGCGCCCCGAGGGGGGCTAGGCATGGGCAGAATGCATGTCGGACCGCACAGCATCGCGAGGTGGCTGTGGTGGTGACTCCGCGTGAGGCGTGCGTGGGCTGTCGGTGGCGCCGCCAGGGAGAGTGCTGGCGGAACCCGCCCGTGCCTCTGCCGATGCCGCGCCGTCAGGGAGACCAAGTACGGCCCCGTGCTGGAGCGGGTCGAGGTGGTGGCCGAAATGTCCGGGCTGGACGCGATGCGCAATCGCCAGCCCGGGAGCGCGGCGGACCTGGCGAAGTCGCTGGGCGAGCAAGTGGAGCGCGCGATCGTGCGGTACCTCGGGGAGATGGGGCGAGCGTCGCCCGCGAGGGTGATCCTCCAGGGAGGGTGGCATGGCGAGTAACCACCGAGCGCCGGAGTGGTGGGTGGCGCTGGCGACACTGCTGGCGCTCGCGTTAGTGCTCGCGCTGCTGGTATCGCTGGTCACCAGGCGCGACGCGCGGGTCCGGGCGGAGCAGGTCCGGGCGTATGCCGAGTGGTGCGGCTCGTTCGCCGGCCAGATCGGCGCGGTAGCGTACCGGGTGGATGGGGGCCGGGGCTGCATGGTGCGGATGGCGGACGGGGGCGAGGTGCCGTCCGGGTTCGCCCGGTGGCACGAGGCCGCCCACGGGCGCCTCCGGTAGGGGGCGTTATGGGTCGAGTCTCAGCAGATAGAGGCTTCCGGGGGATGGGGGCTATGGCGCCATTCCCCTGCTTTGGGGGCAAGCGATCCGTGGCGTCCCTAAGCGTGGGCCTGGTGCTGTTCCTTGCTGCTTTCGTGTGGGTCCTCACCCTGTCCGGGGTGCGGGGAATTTTCGCGCGCGTGGGCGAGGGTGCGCGAAGGAGGGAGGAATGAGCGAGATCGCGGCGCGCCCGGAAGCGCAGGAGTGCCACGCCGGGTGGGACAGGACGTTCGCCGAACCCGGCGACTGTCAGCGATGCGGCGGATATGGTCGATACCTCGTGGTGTCCATCGACGCCGAGGGAGAGCAGTCCGGCCTGGCCTGGCGCGATTGCGAGGAGTGCTCCCGGGGCGCCGTCGCAGGTGCCCCATGAGCGGCCGGGGGAGATCGCGGGCCGTCCGGCCCTCTCCGTGGCTGCCGCGCCGGGGGCCGAGCGGGGCCATCCGCGAGCTGGAGGCGCGAGCAGACGCCGCCATGGAGCGGCTGGAGGTGGCCAGGGATGCCGCGTGGCGTAGGCGACTGCGGTTGGAGGAGGCCCGCCTGCGCATCTTTAGCGCGCTGGCAGCATGGCGGATCGGAGTGATGACCGCCAACGAAGTGAGCGCGATCATCGCGCTCGCGGAGCGCGAGGTGTCGGAGGGCAACCAGTGACGGCGCTCGACTGGCGGGCGCTGTGGATCTGGCTGACGGAGGGCGACCATGGACGATGACAGCGACCGCGGTATCATGGCGGCGTTCTCTCTGGGGTGGTCCCTCGGAACCACCTACGAACGCCCCCACGTCTGCCCGAGCACCGGGGGCTGCCCGTATCGCGAGTGCCCCAACGCCTACCCACCAGAATTCGCCCTCGACGAGGAGGGGCGAGTGATTAAGACCGGCCAAGCCGCGCCAATGCGCCGCATGTTCCGACTGGACTGGTCGCGGGATTCGGACGTGAGCATAGTCACGTGGAGGTGGGAGCCTCGCGCCCCGCTGGATTAGCAGCGGATTAGCATCCCGGCAACAAGCCCCCCCGGCCGTGGCACCATGCGTTGTGGTGTTGAGCCGGGAGGGCGCGTGATTAGCGAACTGGGACCAGCGGCGCGGCGGATCTCGCTGCCGCACCAGTTCGCTCCGCGCCCATACCAGCTCCCCTACATGCGGTTCTTCACGGGCGGCGGCTCCGATGGACGGGGGAAGGCCGCCGTTAGCGTGATCCACCGGCGCGGGGGCAAGGATCTGGTGGGCATGCACACGCTCGCCATGCTCGCGCACCGGCGGATCGGCGCGTACTGGCACACGTTCCCCACATTCGAGCAGGGCCGCAAGGCGATCTGGGAGGGGTTCCGGAGCGACGGGAAGCGCATCATCGACAACGTGTTTCCGGCGGAGATCATCCGGCGACGGGACAACCAGCAGATGATGCTGGAGCTGAAATGCGGCTCGATCTACCGCGTGATCGGCACGGACAAGATCGAGACGGTGGGCGCCGGGCCGGTGGGCGTGCTGCACAGTGAGTATTCGATCGCCAAGCCCCGGGCAGCAGACATGATCGCCCCGATGTTGCGTGAGAACGAGGGATGGGAGGCGTACGTCTATACGCCCCGGGGCAACAATCACGGCAAGCGGCTGTATGACCGGATGCGCGAGGCAGCCCTCCGGGACCCGGCGCACTACTACTGCGACCTCAAAACCCTGTACGACACGCGGGCCTATGACCCCGACAAAACGATGCAGTCGGAGCGGGAGCGCGGGCGTCCGGAGGCGCTGATCCGGCAGGAGTACCTGTGCGACTGGGCCGCAGCCAACGTGGGCGCGGTCTGGGGCGACCTGCTTGAGGCGGTCGAGAAGGGCGGCCGGATCTGCGACCTCTACCCGGAGCGCGATCGCGGCTTCGAGGTCTGGGACCTGGGCGGAGCTGGAGCGCACGGGGACGCCACGTGTTTCTGGCAGTGGTCCGCGCGCGCCGGGGGCGTGGATGTCCTCGACTACTGCGAGGGCCACGGCCGAACGTTCGACTTCTACGCGGATGAGAGCGACCGTCGGGCCAGCGAGAACGGGATCCGGGTGGTCAAACACTGGTTCCCTCATGACGCGAGGGCCAAGCACCTCTCCGGCGCCTCCGTGATCGAGATGGCCATCCGCCGCTGGGGCATGGAGAACGTGGGGATCTACCCGGAGGATTCGTTCCTGAATGGCCTCCAGGCCGCGCGCTGGCTGCTGCAACGGGACGTGCGCTTCCACCCGCGGTGCTCGGAGGGGCTGGAGGGACTCAAGGCGTACCACTACGACTGGGACGAGGACCGAAAGACGTTCTCCAACGCGCCCGTCCACGACTGGTCGTCTCACCCCGCCGACGCGTTCCGCGGGCTAGCCCTGGTGGCCCGACGGTCGGAAGAGATGACGAGGCCAGAGGAGGCGCCGAGGGCCCTGGCGCCAACGACATGGGACCGGACGATTACTATGGACGAGGCGTGGGCGGAGAGGGATGCCCAACGACGCTGGGAGCGTGACTGATGGATTCGCAGGACGTGACTGGCGACAACGCGTGCGACGCGCGGCCCCGGAAGGTCGAGGGGCAGTTTGACCCCCGGGACCCCAAGGACTGGTATCGCTACTGGACCCAGGAGTTCCGGGCGTCGCGAGAGGCCGGCTCCGAGGACTGGACCGGCATTGACGCGTTCGTGGAGACGGGCAATAAGGTTGTCCGGCGCTACCGCGGCCGAGGGCGTGGTCCCAAGCGGCTGAACGACGCGCGGCTCAACCTGTTCCCGGCCAACGTCCAGACCTTGCGCGCGATCCTGCTCGGCCAGGTGCCGAAGACGATCGTCACCCGGCGCAACGAGGACTCGGCGGACGACGATGCCCGGATTGCGGCGGATATCCTTGAGCGCGTGCTGGATCACGGCAACGAGGACGAGGCCCGGGGATTCCCGGCCGCGCTGAACAAGTGCGTTGAGGATCGCCTACTGCCGGGCATGTGCGGGGCCAAGGTTCGGTTTGAGGCCGAGTTCCGCGTGGTGCCCGGGACCCCGGCGATCACCGCACCCTGCCCCGAGTGCCAGGGGTCGGGCTCCATCGCGCCCCCGGCGATGCCGCTGCTTGATCCCGCCATGGCCCCGCCCGTTGAGGCGACCCCCTGTGCCGCGTGCTCCGGCAGCGGGCAGATCGAGCGGGCCCCGGCGCTGCCTGAGCGGGAGGAGCCGGTCAACGAGCAGGCCCCCGTCGATTACTGGCAGTGGCGCGACCAACTGTGGAGTTGCGCTCGGACGTTCGAAGAGGTCCGGTGGTGGGCGTTCGCCTCGGACATGAGTAGGGAGGATCTCAGGTCTGCCTTCGGCGAGGACGATGGGGCCAAGATCCCCGTTAGCGCCGGATCGAGCAAGAACCGGGCGAGCAAGGATGCGCGCAAGGAAACCCCGTGGAGTCGCGCCCGCGTCTGGGAGATCTGGAGCAAGGAGCATCGGCGGCTGTTCTACCTGGCCGAGGGCTTCCCCCGGATCCTGTGGCGTGTGGACAACCCCGAGGGCGAGGACCCCCTGGGCCTTGAGGGGTTCTGGCCGTTCGAGCCCCCGATGATGGCCAATGCGGTGTCGGACGCGTACCTGCCGACGCCCGACTACGAGTACGCGAAGCACCTGTACGACGAGGCAGACGAGCTGACGGGCCGCATTCGCAACATCGTGGCCGCCATCAAGGTCGCTGGCGTGCGCGACGGGTCCAACAAGGCCCTGTCCCGGCTCCTTGATGAGGCCTGCGAGTTGGAGCTGATCCCCGCGCAGAACTGGGGTGAATACCTCCAGAAGGGCGGAGTTGCCGGGGCGTTCCAGTTGCTGCCCACGCAAGAGATGGTCAACACGGTGCGCGAGTTGGTGGCTCAGCGCAACATCGTGATCGAGTCCATCTATCAGGTTACGGGCCTGTCCGACATCCTCCGGGGCCAGCAGACTCAGGTTGAGACAGCGACCACCAGTAGCATCAAGGCCCGGTATGCGTCCGTGCGGCTCCAGGATCTCCAGCGCGACGTGGCCCGGTATGCCACCGGGCTCCAGCGGCTGCGTAAGGAGGTCATTGCCAAGCACTGGTCGGTCCGGACCATCATCGAGCGCTCGGGCATCATGCACTCGGCCGAGGCCCAGACGCCCGAGGGGCAGGCCCGGATTCTGCGCGCCGCACAACTGATCAAGGATCGGCACCTCGACTTCCGGGTAGCGATCAAACCGGAGCAGGTGAGCCTCCAGGACTGGGCTCAACTCAAGCAGCAGCGTTCCGAGGTGCTCTCCGCGCTCGGGCAGTATGTGGGTCAGTCCATGCCGCTGGTGCAAATGATGGCTCAGAGCGGCGGACCCGAGGCCGCAAAGGCGGCGATCAAACTGATCATGGGCAATGCGCAGTGGCTGGTGGCCGGCATGCCGGGGTCGTCCGGGGTCGAGTCCGCGTTTGACTCGTTCCTCGCGGACCTGGAGCGCATCGACGAACAGGCCGCAAAGCAGCCACCGTCTCCGCCGCCCCCGGATCCCAAGGTCCAGGCCGCGCAAATGCGCATGCAGGGTGACCTGGCCAAGACTCAGGCCAAGACTCAGGGCCGCGTGGTGGAGATCCAGGCAGAGACCAGGGCGGAGATGGTGCGCCGCCAGCATGACGCACAAATGAACATCGCTGAGGACCAGGCGAAGGGCGCAGCCCGCATGCGGGCAGACGCCATCACTGCGACCGAGGCCGTTACCGGGAGAGTGATCGAATGACCTGTGGTGAGTTTGTTGGCGGGCTGCTGCATGCGGTTACGGTGGCCCATGTGATGCACCTGAAGGCGACCGGGCCGGGCTCCTATGCTCGGCACATGGCGCTCGGGGACCTGTACGATGGTCTTGGCGACCTGACGGACTCGCTGGCTGAGTCCTACCAGGGCGCCTACGGCCTGATCGATGACTACCCGGCGTCGTTCGCCATGCCGGACAAGGAGCCCCTGGCCTGGCTCAAGGAGCTGTCCCGGTTCGTGCAGGAGGGCCGCAAGGCGCTCCCCGACGACTCCGAGATCCAGAACCAGGTGGATGAGATCCAGGGCCTGGTCAATTCGGCCCACTACAAGCTGGCCTTCCTGGAGTAGGCGTGGCCAGCAGACATAACGCGTACATCGGGAACCTGTCGCCGGGCTGGGAATGGAAGACGGAAGGTCACTGGGACGACCTGGTGATCTCCCCGATGCAGGGCACGGGTGGAGCGGCGCTCACGTATAGCAATTTCCGCGACACGCCGTACAAGATGCTGTCGTTCGTCAAGAACCAGAGCGACGAGTTGCATGTTGCCTATCAGTTGCCGCACTCCTGGGACCCGGGAACGGAGTGCAAATTTCACATTCATGCGACTCCGCTCGTTTCGCCCGCCGCGGGCGAAACGGTGCAGTTCTCTGGCTACTATGTCTGGGTGGGCACCGAGAGCATCATTCCGGAGCTGTCTGGCTGGACCGCCTTTAGCTCGACGTGGGAGATCGCGGACGAGTGCGAGGCGTTCTGCTTGGACGTGGTACCGCTGTTCTCCTCCACGCCCCCGGCAACGCTCCTGGAGAGCAGCATCCTACTAGTCTACATCAAGCGGGACGTGACCAACCCTCACGACTCCTACGGCCACCCGATTGGCATGGTGTCGATGGACCTGCACATCCAACGCAACAAGATGGGTACGCTCAATGAGTACCCTGGGGCTACCTGATGGCGGACGAGTCTCCATACGTGGCGGCGATGAGGCGACGCGAGGACGGCGGCGGGTTTGACGCCCTGGACTACATGGCGCCGATGCCGCAAGTGGTGCGCGACAGTCCGATCGACCTCCTGGGCGCCAGGATCAAGAGGCTCCAGGAGTGGCGCAAGGGTCTGCCCGTGGACATCCGGCCGCGTAAGGGCGGCGCAACCCTGATCGTGCGAGGTAAGTTCTAATGGCCGACGTTTCCCCGGGTTTTTTCTCCGCCATGATCGAGGCTCTCCGTCGCCGGTTCGGCGGCGAAGGGCTGGATGAGGAGGCCGCGGGCGCCAGAGAGGGCTCCGAGTTGATCGCGCAGGAGTTGCCCCCCGAGGTGATGCCGCTGGATGCTGTCCGGCGCAAGCGGGCGCAGCTCGCCGGCATTGATGCGATGCTGGAAGATTCCCGGTAGGAGGGGAGCATGAGAGGGATGGTGGTTGGCGAGCGGGTCCAGTCCCAGGCTCAGACTCGCGAGTTTGACGAGGGGTATGATCGCACCTTCGGAACGGAGCGCTCCAAGGAGCGTGGCGTCTTTGTCTGGGACGACAAGTTGGGGAAGATGGTCCGTCCCTGGGAGAAGGGCGTGGACGAGACTCCCGAGGCCAGGCACGCCCCTATCAACTGCGATCGGCACTACGAGAATGTGCCGAGCCCGATCGACGGTCACGTGTTCCGCTCCCGCCGGGACCACCAGGAGTACATGAAGGCCCGTGGCCTGGCTATCGCCTCCGACTACGACCGCCCGGGCGGGCACTGGGACCGGGCCGAAGCGAAGCGCGCCGAGGGGTTCAGCTCGGCCGAGCATCGTCGGGCCCGTCAGGAACTCATCGGCCGGCGGCTGTACGAGATCGAGAAGATGCCGCAGAAGCAGTATGACCGGCAGGTCGAGGAGGCCCGCCGCCGCCGCGCGGCCAGGACGCAGGACGAGTAGCACGCAGCACTCCACCCAGGAGAACCCAGATGGCAGAGACCGTTGACCGCAGAGAGACCATCCGCGAGGCCATGCGCTCGCTCGCGGGCGATGCCGAGGAAGTGGTCGAGGAGGCCGAAGAGGCGCCCGAGCCGGAGCAGCCCGAGGACGGGGCCGCATCGGACGACGCCGCGGAGGGAGGCGAGGAGCCCGCTCCGGCCAAGTCCCGCGATGACAAGGGGCGATTTGCCACGGGCGAGAAGGACAAGCCCGTCAAGTCGACGCCCGTCGGGGCGGAACAGCGGGCCGCCCCGGCCGCCGCGCCAAAGGTTGAGCCCGCCAAGCCCGCCGCCCTCGAGGTCCGGGCCCCACAGTCACTGAGGCCCGCCGCACGCGAGGCGTGGGCGAAGCTATCCGCCAACCCGGACGCCCGGCCCTTGCTGGAGGATGTCGCGCGGGTCGAGGTGGAGACCAAGCGCGTGCTGTCGGAGAACGCGGGGCTGCGCAAGTCTGTTGGCGAGTCCCAGGCGTTCCGACAGGGGGTGGAGCAACTGGTTGCGCCCGTGTCCTCGTTTTTTGCGACCGAGGGCATGAACCCGGCACAGGGGCTGGTGTCCCTGGTGAACACCTACGCGGCGCTCCGCGGCCCCCGGGCCAACGAGGTGCTGGCGGGCATGATCCAGCAGTACGGGAGCATCGAGGGGATCAACGCCTTCCTTGAGGGCAAGCCCGACCCGGACGCTGGTCGCCCCCAGCAGCCCCAGCGCGCCGCGCCGCAGGCTACCCAGGCTGATCCACGCGAGATCGTTCGCCAGGAGATGGCCGCCGCCCGCCGGGAGGCCGAGGTTCAGCAGGCGGACGCCGAATTGGACGAGTTCATGCGCTCGGCCAATGGCGGTGAACCGGAGTTTATCCGGGACGTTGCCCCGGAGATGGAGATGCTGTTTCAGGCCGCGCAGCGCCAGGGCCGCAAACTCACCTTTGCGCAGGCGTATGATCGTGCCTGTAAGCTGAATGAGGATGTGCAGTCTATCCTTGTTCAGCGGGCCGCCGCGGCGGCAGCAACCACCTCGCCGAGTGCTGCACCGGCACAGCGGGCCAGGGTTGCTGCCGCGACGTCGAAACCGAGGTCTTCGCCTGGGGGTGGTGCTCCGGCGGTTGACCCGAACGACCGGCGGGCAATGATTGAGCGGGCAATGCAGCGCGCCCGCTCCAAGTAGTTCCGCAGGACGCGAGAGCCGGGGGACTGGCCGACTCGCTGCGAGGTGGCCCCTGCGACGGGGCGTGGCGAACGGGATTGGCCCGTTGACGCGCAAAGGTCGCAGTGAATCCCTTTTCGCAGTGAGGCTGTAATGGCCAGTCCCAATCTTTCTGAGATCGTCACGACCACGATCGATGCCCGCTCGGGCGTCGTGGCCGACAACGTCACGAACAACAACCCCCTCTTCCGGTTCCTGTCCGAGAACGGGAACATCAAGACGGTCGACGGCGGCGATACCATCCTTGAGGAGCTGAGCTTCACCGAGAACCCCAATGCCGGGTGGTATAGCGGCATGGACACCCTGCCGATCCAGCAGGCCGAGGTTCTCAGCTCCGCTCAGTTCCAGTGGAAGCAGCTGGCCGCGGCCGTTGTCATTTCTGGCCTGGACCAGATGAAGAACCGCGGCGAGGCGAAGATCATCGATCTGATCGACGCGCGGACCGAGGTGGCCGAGAACACCCTCAAGAACTACATGGAGGTTGGTGCCTATTCTGATGGAACCGGGTTTGCCGGCAAGCAGCTCACCGGCCTCGACCTGGCGGTGCCGATCGATCCTACCACCGGCACCTACGGCGGGATCAACCGGGCCAATTTCACGTTCTGGCGCTCGCAGCTCCAGACCGATGCTGGCGCCCCCACCACGACCACGATTCAGGCTCGCATGAACAGCCTGTTTGCCAAGTGCACCCGCGGCGGCGACGTTCCCGACCTGATCCTGTTCGGTCAGACCTACTGGGCGACATTCCTGGGCAGCCTCCAGGCCATCCAGCGCTTCACCACGGCGAGCAAGGCCGAGCTGGGCTTTCGGACCATCGACTACATGGGCGCCTCCGTCGTCAACGGCGGTGGTATCGGCGGCTCCGCGACCGACACCAACGGCACCGGCTACTTCCTCAACACCAAGTACCTCAAGCTTCGCCCGCACGTTGACCGGCAGTTCACCGCCCTCAACCCGGAGAAGCGCAACGCGGTCAACCAGGATGCGACTGTGGTCCTGATCGGCTGGATGGGCAACCTGACGTGCAAGGGCGCCAAGTTCCAGGGCCGCATGATCCACAGCTAATCCCGGAGAACAGCGACCATGGCTTACCCTACGAACCTGAAGTACCGAATCGTTGTCCCGCTGGTGGGCGCGCAGCCCATCACTGAGACCTCGACCACCAAGAACCATCCCCTTGGCACCATCGTCCGGGCCGAGGAGTACGGCGCCGGCTACGGCGAGGGCGAGTTTATCTACCTCGCGGGCGTTGCCTCGACCGCGGCCGGCGATCTCGTGGTCTACGACGCCAAGGCCGGCACCACCACCCGTACCGTCGCCGCCTCCCGCGGCCGGGTCGCGGTGGCGATGAGCGCCAACGTGGCCAGTCAGTATGGCTGGTATCAGATCAGTGGTGAGGCGATCGTCTCGACCACCGCGGCCGGCACCGGCGCGGCCAACCCCAACCTGATCATCACCGCGACGGCTGGCCGTGCCACCGTTGCGGCGACCGGCGCGACCTGCATTCTCGGGGCCGTGTGTAAGGCAGCGCAGGACACCCCCTCCGCGAATTTCACGCAGGTCCAGATCGATCGTCCGTTCGTTCCGGGCTACACGATCACGCAGCCCTAGCAGCAGGGCCGCTCCTTGAGCGGTCCGGGGGTGCCCGTTTCCTGGGTGGCGGGCACCCCCACTTCACCTAGGCGCCCAGGGAACCCAGGAGTATCACACCCATGGCAAATAACGACGTGGTTGCCCACTACGCGGGCAAGTTCTGTGACATGGACTCGGGCGAGCCGATTCAGGATGGCGGCGGCGTCTGGGTCGAGTTCTTCTCGGAGGCGTGTCCCGACCAATTGCTGACCGAGGGCGGGACGATCGCCAAGTCTCACCCCAAGGTCAAGGATATCCGCAAGCTGGAGGATGAGGCGCTTGCCCTCCTGCGACAGACGGAGCCGTTCGCGGAGGAGGAGCCGAAGCAGCCCAAGAACACCTCCGATCTCACGGCAATGCGCGTCTACAAGGATACCTATGCCGAGTGGGAGGAGCGTAGGGCCAAGCACGACGGGGACCTGAAGGCCCGCGCAGCACTGCTCAAGGACCACCCGGAGAATAAGGATCTGTTCGAGGTGTCACCGGCCGGTCGCCCGATCTACCTGGATCGCGACTACATCCGGATCGTGGTTCCCGGGGACATGTGGAATCAGCCCGTGCGCCCCGTGATGCCCGCCGACATCGAGAAGCACCGGGCCGCGTACAACGCCTATAAGGCCGGCAAGTCGCAGGTGGTGCACGGGACGCCGCTGGAGCAGTGGCCGGGGGTGTCCAAGAGTCAGGTCAAGGAGTTGGTTCACTTCGGCGTGCGCACGGTCGAGGATCTGGCCCAGACCAGTGATGCCAACCTCGCCAACGTCGGCCAGTACGTGGCGATCCGCGGCAAGGCCCGGGACTGGCTGGCCCAGTCGCGCGGGATGAAGCCGATCGAGGAGGCGCGCGCCGAGGCCAAGCGGGCGAATGCGCAGATCGAAGACCTGCGGCGCCAGATCGCGGCGCTCCAGGAGGCTCAGGGCAAGAAGCAGTAAGGGAGAGACTCGGTGCGCTACGTCCTCAACTACGGCAGTGCTGGGACCCGCGGCAACCCGTCGTGGGTGACGTTCGAGGACGCGGACACCGCGGCGGACCTGGAGCCCAAGCCCGTCGCTTACGAGAACCCGGCGATCCCTGGCCAATACTACTTTGACATTGTTTGGTCCGGGATCGCTGCGCCCACCGAGTCCATCCTCTACTCGTTGGAGGTCAACGGGGCCACCCTGAGCGCCACGGTCGATCGCCCCACGGTCGACACGGGCGCCTCGGGGATGCTCTCCATCCTGGCGGCGGCCGGGTCTCAGAACCTCACCCAGTACGCGACCGCGGCCACCGTGCTGAATCGGGCAGCGGTCCAGTGCGGCATGGCTCCGGTTGCGGACCCGTACGCCCTAACGGCCAGCAACCCAGACTGGGCCGTGATGGCTGAGCTGCTGACGTCCCTGTCCCGAGACCTGTTCCGTGCTCAGCCCGAGGGCTGGACACACCTTGTTCAGTCGATCTCGTTCACCACGGACGGGGTATCCTCCTCGTACGCCCTGCCAGACGGGTTCCGCGGCATGGTGGACGGGACGATGTGGAACCGCTCGACCAGGCTCCCGGCCGTGGGCCCCCTGTCCATGCAGCAGCGGGCCGCCCTCCAAGCTCGGCTCGTGCAGATCGTGCTTAACGTCACGTTCCAGATCCAGGGCAACCTACTCACGTTCCCGATCGTGCCTCAGTCCGGGCAGATCGTCGCGTTCGACATCTATACGAACTACTGGGTCGCCTCGTCCGGCTCGCCCGCCCCGGACAAGGATCGGGCCACGGCCGCCACCGACATCCTCCTGTTCGACGAGGAGATGCTGGTCGCGGGTCTCAAGTTCAGGTTTGACGAGCAGAGGGGGTTCGATACGGACGCGAGCAAGGCCCGGTTCGATTCGCTCCTTGAGGACGCGATCTACCGCAACACGGGGGCCGGCATCTCCTCCCTGGGCGGTGGCTCGCGCAACACCTTCGACCGCATCCTTGACGGCAGCAACATTCCGCTTGGTTTCTGGCCATCCTAATGCCCCTCGCACTCAAGAGGCCCGGTAGACCCGTCCGCAACCGTACGGCTTCTGTTGCGGCACCCATCGGCGGGGACGACTCAGTCAGCCCGGCGACCGAGATGCCCGCGGGGCGCTCGATCTACTCGTGGAACATGATCGGAGGCGAGTTCGGCCTGCGCTCCCGGCTGGGCTATCGGGAGTGGGCGACCAACCTGGACGGCGAGGTGCGCACCATCCTGCCGTTCACCGGATCGACCGCCGCCGGCGCCACGTCGAGACTGTTCGCCTGCACTCAGACCGGGATCTGGGACGTCACGGCGTCATCCGCGGCGCCCAGCCAGGTCGTGACGTTCCCGACCCAGGGCGCTGACAGCGGTTACGGGATCTGCTCGGCCTTCACGGATGCGTCCGGCGGGCACTGGCTCCTCTACTGCGACGAGGAAAACGGCTACTACACCTACGCCGAGTCGGGCGCGGTCTGGACCAAGGTCACGATGGGCGCGGGCGCGACCCAGATCAACGGCGTCGACCCTGCGCACCTGGCGGCAGTGATTCCGTGGAAAAACCGCCTCTGGTTTATCGAGCGCGGTACTCAGCGTGCATGGTATCTCCCGCTTTACCAACTCTACGGCACGGCAACTGCCTTTTCCTTCGGCGCCCGGTTCCGGGCCGGCGGGGAACTGCGCACCCTGGCCAGTTGGACCATGGATGCTGGCAGCGGGCCGGATGACCGCCTCGTGGCTGTGTCCGGCGGCGGCGACGTGGTGATCTATCAGGGCACGGACCCGTCGTCGGCCGACACGTTCGGGATTGCGGGCGTGTGGCAGATCGGCGCCGTGCCGTTTGGTCGCAGGATTACCACGGACACGGGCGGCGATCTCCTGCTGATGTCGTCCCTGGGCATCCTGTCACTGTCCAGGCTGGTGGTGGGCAAGCCGATCGTGGACCGATCGCAGTACGAGACCACCCAGATCGCGAACCTGTGGAACCAGTACCAGGCCGTTGGCCAGACGCTTCGCGGTTGGTCGATGGTGCTGCATCCGATGGACGCGGCCCTGATGGTGCTGGTGCCACAGGCCACCGGGGCGGCGTCGCTACAACTGGTCATGTCCATGACCACGCGCGGGTGGCACAGGTACCGCGGCCTGCCGATCGGCCTGTGCGCGGCCCCGTGGGGTAATACGCTCTACTTTGGCACGCTGGATGGGCGGGTCTGCGTCAATGAGGGCTACGTGGACGGCGTAACACTGGCCGATCCCAACGCCTACTCCGCGATCGATTGCTCGCTGCTGACTGCGTTCGGCAACGGTGGATCGAACATGCGCAAGCGGATCCAGCAGATCCGCGTGAAGGTCATGTCGCAGGGCGGGTCGATCCCGGTCCAAGCCGAGGCCCGGTACGGCTTCGACATGAGCGAGGCTGCCGTGCCGGGCGCGAGCGCCATCGCGGTGGGGTCTAGCGTCTGGGACGCCGCAATCTGGGACACGTCCGTTTGGGCGGGAGAGTACCAGCCCGAGATCCGGGTATTCGGCGCGTGGGGAAGCGGGCAGGATGTCGCGGTCGCCGTGAGAATGTCCATCACCTCCCGTGCCACCCTGATCGGGCTCGATCTGGTGTTTGACGAGGGCGAATGGCGATGATCCGGGTGGCTCCACCAGAGCACTACCCGTGGTTGGCAGAGCGGGCCGATCTGGAGATCACCCCGCGGCTGCGCGCCATCGAGTCCATTGATCCCTCGGGCCGTATCCTGGGGATGGTCGGGTACGACGGATGGACCGACACGGCGGCGTGCATGCACATCGCCCTAGGGTTCCCCGGGGCCTTCCGGGCCCTGATTCGCCCCGCCTTCGAGTGGCTGTTTCTGGACGATCCGCGGGGGGCCGGGAAGCAGGTGGCCGTATGTCAGGTGCTGTCCACGAACGCGCGATCCCTTGAATTGGTGCGGCACGTTGGCTTCCGCGAGGTGTTCCGGGGTCAAGGGTGGTGGGCGCCGGGTGTAGACTTGTGTTGGTTCGAGATGCGGCGCGATGATTGCCGCTGGATTGGGGCTTAGGATGGCCAAGGGCGGTAGCGTCAAGGCGCCGGACTTCACCAAGATCGCCAGGGAACAGGCGGACATTTCCCGCCAGAACGTGGCCGATCAGACCCTGGCCAACCGCGCGAACCAGACCAATGCGTTTGGCGCGTCCAGCCAGTGGACCCAGGGGCCGGATGGTCAGTGGACCCAGAGTTCGGGCTTTGGTGGCGACCTTGGGCGGGCTCTCCAGGGGCTGACGGGCCAGGTCGCCAACCAGGGCGCGCTGCCGACCGGCCAGGAGGCCCGGGATCAGGCCATTGATAGTGCCTACTCTCAGGCGATGAGTCGCCTGCGGCCGGAGTGGGACCAGCGCGAGCAGGCCACCCGATCCCGGCTGGCCGCCATGGGGCTGGACCCGGGATCCGAGGCTGCGACCAATGAGATGGCGAACCTCGGGCGGGCGCGCACGGATGCCGAAACCTCGGCCATGAACTCTGCGATCGGCCAGGGGACGGCGGCCGGGCAGGCCATTTTCAATCAGGGCGTAACGTCGCAGCAGCTGCCCTGGCAGCAGCTTCAGGCGCTTCAGGGGCTGGGGCAGCAGAGCAATTACAGCATGGCCGGGCAGGCTCAGACTCCGGACCTGATGGGCGCGGCCCAGCAGCAGTATCAGGCCGCACTCAACGCGCAGGCACAGAAGGGCGCCGGCAAGAACTCGATGATGAGTGGGATCGGGTCCCTAGCCGGAGCCGCGGGCGGGTTCGCGCTGGGCGGTCCCCTGGGCGCCGGGCTCGGGGCGAAGCTTGGCGGCGCCATCGGCGGCGGCGCTGGATAGGGTGACACGGATGCCTCGCGATTACGACAACGTCTTCGATCCCTCCCTTGAGGTCGACCTCTCTGGTCTGGCCGTGCTCCCGGAGGAGCGTGGCCTCTTGGCGCGGCTCATGGAGTCCGGTCGCCAGGCCGGCGCCACCGAGCAGCCCAAGGGGTATTCGGTGGGCGGCACGTACATCGCCGCCAGTCCGCTGGAGCACTTGGCGGCTGCCCTGACTTCGGGCCTGGGCCAGGCCAAGGAGCGTCGGGCGGTGAGCGATTACCGGGCCACGCTCGGCAACGAGCGGTCTGCTCGGGCCAACGCCATGCGCCGATATGGCCTTCTGGCGACGAGCGAAGATGAGTCTGGGGCTGGGCCCTACGCGGGCTCGGTGCCTGAGTTGGTCCGATAGGGGACAGCATGCCCGACAACACCCTCGACCTGAACGCGCTGCTGGGGTCGGTCGACCCGGGCCCGGACAAGCGCGCCGAGGCGATGCGGCGCCTCGGGACCATGTTCGTGATGTCCGGGGCCCGCGGGATCTCGGACGCTGGCGCGCGTCTCCTGGGCGAGGCGGACAAGCGTCGAGAGATTGGGCTCGACGCTCCGGAGCGCGCTACCCGGCTACTGGGGGCCCGCCGTGCGGCCTCCGAGATCCAGGCCGAGCAGGATCCCGCCTACCGGCGCGCGCTGCTGGGCGCCGTGAGCCGCGGGGCTCCGGGCCTCGCTGATGAGTCCACGCCCACGCAGGCGCTGAGGCTGCTGGTTCCGTTCTCCCAGAAGGCCGAGGAGCGCGAGGTTGAGCGGGCAGAGACTGCGCGCCGCGCCAGGCTGGACGCCGAGCGGGCAGAGTTGGACCGGGCTCGGTTGGGCTTGGAGCGCGAGCGTGTGCAGCAGGATGCTTACGCGGCCGTTGCGGACCCGGTGACTGGCCGCGTGGTCGTGTACAACAAGAAGACGGGAGAGGAGCGTCAGTTGCCGCCCGTCCAAACCCCCGGGGGCCAGGGGACGGGAGCACCCGGGACGCGTCCGCTGCCCGGGGTTCCGGGTAAGCCCACCGAGTCCCAGCGAAAGGCCGTGCTCGGGAAAAGCGAAAGCGTGGCAAAGCTCGATCTAGCCATCGACGCCCTGTCTCGGGCGCCGGGGGCGTATGGGGGGGCGGGAAACTTTGCTGCCGCGATGACCGAGGGGGTGTTCGGTACCCCCGCACAGTCACTGTTGTCGCGCCGCTACTCGCCGGACGAGCTTCGGGCAAAGAACCAGATCAGCAACGTGGTCTCTGCCATCATCAATGAGCGCGCCGGAGCTAACGTCACCTATCGTGAGGAGCTTCGCCAGAAGTTCCTGCCGCAGGACTACGACTCTCACGACCAGGCCCTCCAGAAGTTGAAAGACCTGCGCGACTCCGAGGTCGAGTCCTATCGGGCACAGGGCGGAGGGCTGGTCCCGGAGCCGTCGCCCCGCAAGCGGGCAGATGCCGAGCCCCCGGCCCTGCCCCGCAAGGCGGTGGGCGGGAAGACCTACGAGAAGCGCGCTGACGGTTGGTACGAGGTGGACTGATGGCTGGCAAGGTCACCGATCCCGGTCTGCTGGCGGCTCTCGACGCGCCGGATGAGCGGCCCGACTCGCGCAGGGTGGCGGATCCCGCGGTTCTGGCGGCGCTGAATGGCCCTGGGGCCGTGGAGGCCACGGGCCGGGGCCTTGGGCAGGGAGCCTCCTTCGGGTTCGGCGATGAGATCCAGGGGCTCCGCCGCGCCGCCGGGCGTAGCGGGTTGCCTGGCCTCGTCGCGCTCGGTGCAGCCGGGATGCTGCCTGATCCGGAGACGATCCGGGAGATGGCCGAGCGAGCCGGGGGGCAGACCACCGGCCAGCAGATCGTGACCGGTATCCGGGGACTGCGGCGCGATCCGTCCCTGTCCGGACTGGTCCGTGGCGATGCCCCCGAGTCTTTTGGGTCCGACTATCGGCGCGGTCGGGACGAGGACCGCGAGGCCAACCGAGCGGCCCGAGATGCGCACCCGCGCTGGTCGCTGGCGGGCGAGATCGGGGGGGGTCTGGTGAACCCCCTGTCGTGGCTGGCGGCCCCGGTCAAGGGCGCGACCCTGCTGCCGCGCGTGGTGCAGGGCATGAAGGCCGCGGGGGCCCTGGGGGCGGCGTCGGGGGCTGGCGCATCTGAGGCGGGCACGCTTTCTGGGCTGGCTGGGGACACGGCGCTCGGGGCTGCGGCTGGCGGCGTGGTGGGCGGGGCCCTGCCGGCCGCCGGAGAGGGGCTCCGGCGCGGTGCGGCTCGGCTTGCGTCGGCGGCGGGGGACAAGATGGTCGAGTTGGGTCGCAAGGCGCTGTCCGGAGTCGGCACCCCGTTGGCCGCCCGCAAGCCGATCAGCGAGGGGGCGGTGCGTCAGGCCGTGGAGGAGGGGGCAATTCGCCCGCTTTCGACCATCAAGGGGATTGAGTCGCGCCTGATGGATCTCGCCGAGAAGCACGGGGCGGACTACGGGGCCATTCTTGCTGAGTTGGAGAGGGCCGGAGTCAAGGGGCCCAACGCTGTCCTGCTCGCGCGCCGGTTGGCGGACGAGGCTGCGGCTGCCAAGTCAACGTCACTTGGCAGCGCGCGTCCGGCAATGTTGCTTCGGGCGTCCCGGGAGCTGCCATCCAAGGTGTCTGATGTCCCGTTCGCCGACAAGCGGTTGGGACTTATGCAGGCCGAGCAGATCAAGCGCGGCCTACAGCAGGAGGCGCGTAAGGAGTACGATAAGATCGCGCGGCAAATGACCACGGCTGGCGAGACCAAGATGGAGCTGGCGGGCCATATGCGGCGTGGCATTGAGGACGCGATCGAGGAGCAGGCATCCAAGGCCCCGGAGGCCGCGGCGGCGTTCCGTCCCGTCAAGGCGCGTGAGGCGCGCACCCTGGAGGCGCTGCGTGCGGCCGAAGAGGGGGCGGCTAGGGCGGCCCGTCGCAAGCCGTTCTCCCTATCCAGCACGGTCGCTGGGGCGGGGTTTGCTGGCGCCACCGGCAGTCCCCTTCTGGGGCTCCTGGGCGCGATTGGGCATGGCGTGGTGGACTCCCGGCTAGCGTCCACCGGGGCATGGTCGGCGGCACAGGCCGAGAAGGCGCTGGGCGCCCTGGCGCGTGGTCTTTCGGCGTCGGACAGGGCTGCTCTGGAGCGCGCTCTGGCGTCTAGGGCCGGTTCGGCAGAGTTGCGGTGGCCCTTCGGCCTCTCGCCTGCTGCGGCGGACGAGGATCCCCAGAAGTGAACCCGCGCCAGTCCATGACGAGCAGGTGAAACACGATGATCGCCCGCAGCGCAAGGCGCCACGGGTGCGATCTTATGATGTTTGGCACGGACCAATGGTAGCGGGACGCGCGAGGGGAAGGAACGGGATGAAGAGAGCGATTGTGGCACTTCTGGTGGTTGGGGCCGGCGCGGCGGGCGGCATGCTCGTCAACGGATGGGCCCTGGCGTCGCGTAACTCGTCCGGCACGTACACCCCGACCACGACGGGGACGTATCCGTTCGTCTCGGGCACGACGATCTCCAGCTCGACCATGAATGGGCTGTTTTCGGACCTCTCCACCGAGATGACGGACAGCCTGAGCCGAAGCGGTAAGGGGGGAATGTTGGCCCCGATCCGGGTTCCGGATGGCTCAGCAACCGCCCCGTCGCACTCCTTCACCAGCGAGACGGGGTCCGGGCTGTGGAGGGCCGGATCGTCTGACGTGCGCATGAGCGTGAACGGCGCGGCGGCGCGCTCCGGGTGGAATGGTGCCGGCTTTCGGCTGATCGACCAGACCAGCGGCGCCAACGCCTACGGCGTCAACCTCGCTGCTCCAGCGTTGGCCGCCAGCTACACGATTACCACGCCCGCTGCTGCCCCGGCGTCGACCCTGCCCTTGTCCATGTCGAGCGGAGGCGTGCTGTCGGCCGCCCAGATGGCGACCGACCAGATTGCGGACCAGGCCGTGACGGCGGCCAAGATCGCCAACGCGACCATCACCGCCACCCAGATCGCGAACACCACGATCACGGCGTCGCAGATCGCGAACACCACGATCACGGCGTCGCAGATCGCAAACAGCACCATCACCAATGCCAAGCAGAACTTTGGCACGCCGTCTGCCACCACGGACGTGGCGATCAAGAGCTACGTTGACGGGCTCGTGACCAGGAAGGCGTATCTTGTGGGGCTGAGCGCCGACCAGAGCCTTGCCCCCTGCGGCAATTGGGAGACCATCGCGGCTTCCCCGTCCTACGCTTCCGGAACGCACGTGTCGTTTGACTGCCAGTTGTATGCGTTCACTGGTGACTCTGCCACCACCGCGACGCTGGATATCAGGGCGGATGCCTCCACCTCGCCCACGGGGGTCCGATACATCAGCACGGTTCTCCGGTCCGGCACCGGGTGCGGGAGCGGTTCCGTCACGGGCCCGGCCTCCACGATGATCACCGCCGACGCCGGGGCGATCGCGTGGGGCGTCTGGACCCTCTGCACGAACTACGGCAACACCTTCGGGCGGCTATCGGGATCAATGTATCTCGGATCCGGTGGGACCATCTCGGTTCAGGGGTACCACGGGTGCGGATCTGGCGACGCGGTGTCGATCGGATCCGGGTCCTATTGCGTCTTCACGAACACCTAGGAGTAGAAATGCGCTGGCTCAAGGGTCTCATTGTCGCGTCGCTGCTGGTCCCGGGATCGGCATTTGCCGCGGCCGTCACGTGGAATCCGGTTGCATCGAAGGCCGTTTCGGTCTACGGGGTTTGCGCCGCCGGGACCACCTGCGACGCTCCGTCTGCCGCGACGGACGGCATGCAGTTGTCCGGTGTGGCCTATGTGGTGGTCAAGGTGTGCGCCGATTCTGGCCAGACCATCACCGACGCACAGTCGTTTGACGTCTATTTCTACGACTACATCGACGGGGTTTGGGCTCAGTGGTCCAGCTCGTCCCTGTCCACGACGAAAACGGGCGCCCGCTGCTACGTGCTGGAGGGCGACTCGCCGGGGCACGGGATCCCGATGCTTTCGCGCCGGGGGCGCATCGCCGTGGTCCCGACCGCCGTCGCGGTTAGCTCGGGCGCGGTCACCGTCTACCTGTACGCCACCGACAAGAACGACAACATTCTCTAGCCATGTCCTCCTTCGCTCTGGCCATCCCGCATGTGCTGCGCCACGAAGGCGGTTGGGTCGATGACCCGGATGATCCCGGGGGGGCCACGAACTACGGGATCTCTCTCCGGTTCGCCAAGGGCGAGGGGCTGGATTTCGACGGCGACGGGGATGTTGACGCGGACGACGTCCGGGGACTGACTCAGGCGCAAGCCGGCGAGGTGTACCGGGAGCGGTTCTGGGAGCGCCACGGGTACGAGCAGATCGCCGACCAGCGGATCGCGGCCAAGGTGTTCGATACCTGCGTCAATGTCGGGCCGATACGCGCTCACCGCTTCCTTCAGCGCGCCCTGTGTGCGGTCGGGTGCCCAGTGGCGACGGATGGCGTGCTTGGGCCGAAGACCATCGCGGCGACGAACCGCGCCGAGCCTGCTACATTGGTGGTCGAGTTGATCCGGGAGCAGGCGAATTTTTACCGGACCTTGGCCGAGCTGAAACCGCGACTCGCGAAGTTTCTGGGTGGGTGGATGAGGCGGGCGCGGTGGGATGGAGGGTGAATGCGTTACGCGATCGTGCTGGCGCTGTTTGTTGGGTGTGCCGCCCCTCGGGTCTCGGGGCCCGCGGCGATCCCGCTTACCTGGACCGCCGTCGGGTTCGGGCTGAATGTCGCTCGATGCCTTGAGGCGTATGGAACGCTGACCGCTGAAGCGCGGGCCCGGTGGTGCAACTGCTACATCCCTGAGGTGATGCGCGCCTCGCCGGATCCCGTGGGGCAGATCACCTCCGCCGAGGTCGATGCGGCCACGCGTGCGTGCGCTGCCGCCCGTCCGACCGAGGAAGACGTGGAGGCGGAGGAGTCCGCGCCTCCGGGGGTGAGCCTGTGATCTCGCTAGAGAAGTACCGGACGCTGGTGGGGGTGCTGGTGGCTATCGCCGCCCTGCTGGGCGGGCTCGCACTGCTGGCGGTCGACCAGCGAGGCGCGGCTTACGGGGCGTTCTCCCTGGCGGTGGTGGGGGTGATCGGCTCCCTGGCGGCCAAGGGCTCGGTTGGTGTGCTGGCCAAGGGAACCGGGACGTCTGGCGCGAAGGCGGTCCTGACCACCAGCGCGCAGCCGGGCGAGGAGCAGAAGGGGTGACGGTCAACCCGCACACGGTCAACCGCGTCACCGCCTGGATCGTCCTGGGGTGGATCCTTCTGCTCGGCGTCTGGGAGGTGACGGTGCTGGCCCTCCGGACGCGGTACCCCGAGGTGAGGACGATCTCCCAAGAGGTTAAGTCGATCGCGTCACGCGGGATGCCATCCGTGGCGTATCTTCTCACCGGAATGTGTGCCCACTGGTTTATCACTTGGCGTCGCCTGCCGTGGTCTGGTACACCCGAGACCGTGGCTGCGATCGCGTGGTGGGCGGGGCTGGCGGCGTACCTGTTTTTTGATGCCATCACCCCGGAGGCTAGGATCTGGATCCGTCACCCCTTGGTCGCGGCCATCGTCGGCGGTGTGTCGGCGTGGCTGCTGTTCCCTCAGAGGAGCGTGTGGACATGGTGACGTTTGCGGTTGGCGCTGCGATCGGAGCGGGTGCGGTGCTGGCGTTCTATGAGCGCTATTGGCTGTGGCGGGCGTGGGAGTTCGTTCGGGGGCTCTTCCCGCGGGGCAAGCGGTGAGCGATGGATATCGGTGCCCCGGTCTTCGCCCTCCGCTCCCGAAGCGGATGAAGACGCTGGTGTGCTGGTGCGGCCACACAACCACGGTGTACGAGGAAGACCCGACTCCGCGTAACTGGTACTGGGACAAACTGCGCGAGGGCTGGGTGTGTAGTAAGGGTTGCATGCGGAGAGCGCATTGAGCCGTTCCTGGCCCATCATCGTTGGCCTGGCTGTCGCCGCCGTGGTCGCGGTGTATGTCGCGATCCTAGGGTGGCAGCGTGCCGCGGTGGAGCGCCGGGAGGCGGTGCGTGCAGGTGAGTCGTACCGCCTGGAGGTCGCCGGCATCCAGCAGGCGCACCTGGTCGAGGTTCGCGACCTCCGGGCGGAGCAGTCCCTGGTGCAGCGTCGGCTGGGCAAGGCCCTGTCCGCCGCCGGGGTCGATAGTTTCCCTGTTGCGACGGTGGCCGGCTCGACCGGTCCCGTGCGTGTAGACGGCGCCGCGGCGGCCCCCTCCTCCGCCGCTGGACCCGTCCCGGCCCCCCCCGCCCCGGCGCTCCCTCCCGCCGGGGCCGGGGGACCGGTTTGCATCCTCCGGGCTGGCGAGTCGGGCGAGATCCGCGTGTCCGGGGCTGCGGCCCTTACGGACGCGGGCAATGTCGCCCTCGACGGCGAGGCATGGGCCTACGGACTGGAGCCTGAGCGGCGCCTGTTCGGCGGCACTCTCCATATCGACGCGCGCCTGGCGGTCCAGCCGTCCATCCAGCGCGGTCCGGGCTGGGGCGTGGGCGCCGGGGCGCTGGCCGGGCGTGATGGGTTGCGTTTCGGGCCCGTGGTGTCGGCCCCGCCGATCCGGCTGTGGCTGGTGCAGGCCGAGCCGTCCGCGGCTCTCTATCTAGGGGGGGGCTCATGGCAAGCAAGCGGCGCCGTGGTGCTCCGGAGAATCCGCTGATGCAGTGGCTCCGGGAAAACATCGGTGTGATGGGTCTGGTCTACACTCTCACTGCGGGTGCAATTGCCCTGTACGTCCGCGCAGCGCTGGCAGACACGCGTACCGAGGTCGCGGTGCTCAAGTCCCAGCGGGATGAGATCAAGGACCAGTTGCGCCGCATCGAGGATCGCCTGTCCTCCCAGGACTCCAAGCTGGACCGCATCATCGAGTTGCGTTCTGCCCCCTCCCACATGTACCCTGGCACCTACTCCGGCGGTCGGAGGCTGGGGGACGCTCGTAGGTAGAGGGTCCCGCCGCCGGAGCCACAGGGAGGCGGTGCATGCGGGATGTGATTGTTTGCGGTGCTCGCGAGATCGAGCCGGTGGACCTGGAGCGGTTCGGCAGGCTAACGCGTCGGCGCAACTCCCACCTGAGGACGATCCTGATGGCGGCCGGAGACGGGCCGGTGGATGCCGTCATGGTTGCGGTCGAGAGTCTCGCGCCCGCCGGGCATGTGCTGGGCTGGTCGGCTGCCTGGATCGACGAGGCGGAGCCTGCCGAGGTAGCGCTTGGCGTTTATGTCAGGGCCGGGGATCGGAGACGCGGAATCGGCTCATTGCTGGTAGCCGCCATTCGCCACGCGGCCCGCAAACGGTGGCCGGGGCTCCGCCACGCGACGTTTCCCGTGGACGACGCCGGACGGGGGCTGTACTTGGGACTGGGGATGTCCGTACCCCGCCCTGCGGGCAAGCGGGGGGCCAAGTGAGCGGGCGCCGAATCGTCTGGACTGACGAGCGCGTGGCGCAGGCGGTTGGGATCCTGGAGTCCTGCGGAGGATCCGTCTCGGAGGCCGCGGGGCGACTGTCCCTGAAGCCGTCCATTCTGCGGTCCCTGCTGCGTGACCGTGGCATCAAACTGCCACGGAAAGTCCCCCCGCTGGAGGTCGCTCCGGCCCAGACTCACGCCCAGGTAGTTAAGGAGTTGCAGGCTCGGATCCGCCGCTTGGAGCAGGCGGGGATTACCGAGGATCGGGTGCTGTCCGAGGTGATCGGGCTGCGCGACAACCTGCCCGATCCGCCCGAGTGGCTCATCGAGACTCAGCGCACCAGCCGGGGCCCCGGGGTCCCGGCCGTCATGGCTACCGACTGGCACGGCGGGGAGGTCGTGGACCCGTCTCAGATCGGCGGCATGAACGAGTTCAACTCGGAGATCCTCCGGGCCAGGGCTCAGACGCTTTTCCGCACCACGGTCGATCTGCTCAAGAACCACATGGTGTGCCCCAAGTACCCCGGGATCGTCCTGGTGCTGGGTGGAGACATGGTGGCCGGCGAGATCCATCCGGAGCTGGCGGCCACCAACGATCTGGAGACCATGCCCGCCGTGCTTGAGGTGTGGTCGCTTCTGGCGTCCGGGATCGCGTCGCTCCGGGAGGCGTTCGGCAACGTCTACGTCGTCGGGGTGGCCGGCAACCACGGGCGCACCACGCACAAGCCGGTGGCCAAGGGGCGCGCGTTCGGCAATTACGACTGGCTGATCTACCAGTTCCTGCGCAAGCGCTTCGAGGGTGACCAACGGGTGCGATTTAACGTGCCATCCGGCCCGGATGCCTCGTTCCAACTCTACGGCACGCGTTACCTGCTCACCCACGGGGATCAGTTCCGCGGGGGCGACGGCATGATCGGGGCGCTGGGCCCTGTGATTCGGGGCGACCATAAAAAGCGGTCCCGCAACGGGCAGATCGGGCAGGACTACGATACCCTTTTGCTCGGGCACTGGCACCAGCTGATCCAAATGCAGCGACTGATCATCGGCGGCACGCTCAAGGGCTATGACGAGTACGCGTACTCGCTGAACGTGCCCTATGAGCCGCCACGCCAACCGCTGTGGATCACCCACCCCACGCACGGGATTACTTTCTCCATGCCCGTGATTCTTGACCCCCCCAAGAAGCGTCGCCAGGCGTCATCCTGGGTGACCTGGCCCGGAGAATAGGAACATATGCGCAAGCTGATCCCTCTGCTTCTGCTGGTTGCCGGATCCGCCCACGCCCGAGAGGATCTGTCGTGGCTCAAGGTGAGTTCCCGGGCTCCAGTCATCGGATCGTTCTCCGCGTCCCCGGCCGCCGTACCGTATGGTGGATCCACTACGCTGTCTTGGTCGGTTTCGGGCGCCTCCGGCCTGTCGATCGACCAGGGCGTTGGCGCGGTCACCGGGTCCAGCACGACGGTTGCGGACATAACCAGCGCCGTCACGTACACCCTGACCGCCACGAGCAGCAAAGGAAAGGTCTCTACCGCTCAGGCGGCGATCACGCTGACGGGTCCGTGGCTCATCACGGACGATGCCAACGTGCAGTGCCACATGTGGTGGGACGGGTCCGCCATGCAGAAAACCGGAGCCTGTTCGCCATCCATGGTGGGGACGGTTCCCCAGGTTGCCAGCAGCGGTACCCTGGGCGCTCCACCATACACCCCCGCCGGAGCGGGCCCATTCTCGTCCGCCAACTACTATCGCGACACCGGAGGGTGGGACCCGTCTGGCGCGCACATGGTTGCGGTGGCGTTTGTCGGCCCCAGCGGGTCGCCCACGGCCGACCTGGTCGGGGATTTCGTCAACGGCACCAGCGGATGGCGGCTGCTGTTGTTTTCCGGGGCGGCGTTTCTGGACACATGGAGTCCCGCTCTGACCAGGCAGACGGTCACCGCATACGTGGTGGGGGCCGTGAATGTGGTATGCGGCGGGTACTCTGGGACGCAGCAGGTGTCGCGCATGAACCTGGGCACCACTCAGACGACCACTGTATCCATGTGGCCTCCGGCATCGTCGACGGACGCCAGGGTGGGCTACTCCTCCAGTGCGTTCGGTGGCACCGTGCTGGAGGTCTATTACACGTCCACGGCCGCTAGCGCAGCCAACTGCGCTGCGATAGCCAACCAGGTCAAGGCGCGATCCGGGGCGAGTTGGTAGCCATGCCGATCCAGACCGTCACGGTCCTGGCCCGTCCTCCCGCTCGGGGGGACGGGTTGTTTTATGCGCGTGGCCACCTCGTGGCTCGCCTGTCCCAGCCCGGCCGCGCCCGCGATGGCGATGACTGGCTCCCCGTGTCGGATGGACCGCGCGTTAGGTTTACGGGCGGGGACGCGGTGTCGATCTCCCTGATCCCTAACGACCTGATCTCCCCGCCAGGGACGCACTGGGTGCTGGCCTGGACCATGGTCGACTCTGCTGGGCGCCCATTCGACTCCGCGCCCGAGCGGATCTCGATCCCGTCCGGCTCGCCCACGGTCGACGCCTCCGAACTTCCCCGCCTGGCTCGACCCGACGGCACGACCTACCTTCAGGGCCCCAGGGGGCTGCCCGGGGACAAGGGGGATCAGGGGGAGCGGGGCGAGCGGGGGTACCCGGGCAACCAGGGCGAACGGGGGGTGATGGGCTACCAGGGCATCCCGGGGCCGACCGAGCTGGATGCGAAAGATCTGGGGTTCGTTGGTGACGGCGTGACGGTGGAGACAGAGGGTCTGTCGCGACTGGCGGCGAAGTTCCAGTCGTCGCTGAGCGGGCCATACATCAATAACCCAAACGCAAACCGCTTCCGGTTGCGCTTTCGCCCCGGGGAATACGTGCTCCCATCCTCGCTGGCGGGGGGCTGGTTCCACTACGTAGAGATATGCGGGACCAACCGGGACACCTGCAAACTGGTTTGCAGGGACCCATCGAACCCATTCATTGCGTCGGGCCTGGATCATCTAGATAACATCACGCTAGAGAACGTGATACGCCAGGGTTGGCGCTCGCCGCCAGAGGTCCACTGGAATCAGGTCAAGATGATCTTTGGCGCAGGGCGGGACTGGGGATCTACCTACCAGGCGATCGCCTCTCCCTCCGAGGGCGGCACGGCTGTCATTCACGACGTGGAGATCGTGGCTCCCAACGGATATGTTGGGCTCTGGGTGTACGGGGCTAGGCATACGGATATCCGACGCCTGACGATGGACGGTGGCAACTGGTCCCATGCGATCCGCCTGGAGAATATCCGGCCCGGCGGTACCACGCGGGTCGCCGACAGCCTGATCCGCGGCAACGCGTCGATCGGAATGACTACCGGGATCTTTCTCCCAGCGAATAGGCTGTATCCGGTAGAAAACGTCATCATAGAGAACAACCGGGTTGAGAACTTCCGGGAGGAGGGGATTACCCTCGACGGCATGGGTAACAACGCTGGCTTGTGCTCGGTCATCGGAGATGGCACGATAACGGCGGCCAGCAACGACGCGTCCGGCCGCCTGGTGATCCAACCAGCGCTCTACTATCGGACCCTGGGCGGCACCAACGACCCTCTACCGATCTCCGCCGATGACTCGTGGTCGCGATTCTATGGCGTCTTTATGCAGGGGTCGGGGATCCCTGGAGCCTATGCCAAGATTCTGAGCCATGATGCGGATGCTGGGACCCTCACCCTGGACACGCACACCCCCGCGTCGGCCGTGACGCTCGGCGGCATGTTCTCCGTGCATGGCGGGTTCTGGGGCACCGTGATCCGGGACAACCGCGTCCACTCGACTATGGCCTACCAGACCACGGACAGGGCTTATCCCGTGGGGATCTCCGCCTACCTGGATGTGTTCAATACCGAGATCGCCCATAACCGAATCTCCTGTGCCAACGGAATATCGGTGATCGGCGGTCACCTGTTCGGCATCTGCGAGGCGCCAGCGCTGCATACGAGCGTGCATGACAACGTGCTGATGCGCTGTCACCAGATCGCGACGGCCGAGAACGGCACCCGGGGAGCGATCCGGGTGGCCCACTACTACGGCACGCGGACCCAGTACGGCAACCGCTGCTATCGCAACCGGGTGGACGGCGGCCAGGTCTGGCTTATGCAGCAGGACGACAACGCCCGCGCCTGGGATGCTACCAACGAGCTGGTCAACGGCGCGGTCCTGCGCACGGCCTAGCGGTGGCAGGCGACCACGAGAGCGAGGAACGTCCCGCGCCACGTCAGCGCGCGCAGGAGGCCCCGCCATCCGACGAGGTCCACGACTAGGAGAGGGTGCAGAATCACGTGCCGCAGGGTGATCACGCCGGTCATCATGTTCGCCTCCACGGCCGCGAACATATGCCCGGTGCTCCGGCCCGTCTAGATTCCCGTTGGGTGCAAAAGAAAACCCCTCCGTCAGTTTCCTGGCGGAGGGGCGGTAACCGTCATTCTTTTGGATGCCCGTGCTGCCGGCAGTGTCGGGACAACCACCCGGGGCAGATAGACGGCCGAGACCCCAGACGTCAACGGCCCGTCGATCCGAACCCTCCGCTACCCCGATCTGTGTCGTCCAACTCCTCGACCTCGACCAGATGCGCCTGCACGACAGGGCAGATCACGAGCTGTGCGATCCGGTCGCCGTCGCAGATGTCGATCTCGCGCTGTCCCAGATTGACCACCAGCACCTTCACCTCTCCCCGATAGTCCGAGTCAATCGTCCCCGGGGAGTTAAGGACCGTCAGCCCCTCCTTGCGAGCCACGCCCGATCGGGGGCGGATCTGCCCCTCGTACCCCTCGGGGATGGCGACTGCGATCCCCGTCTCGACAAGGGCCCGCTCTCCGGGCTCCAGCACCGCCCCGCCCACTGCCCGGAGGTCCATGCCCGAGCACCCCCCCGTCAGGTACTCCGGCAGATCGTGCCCGGTGTTCCCGATCCGCTTGATCTTGACCTCAACGATCGACATGGCGTGCGTCCTCCATTGCGGTGTTGAGGGATTCTAGCATGTACCGATCCCCGCGTCAGCGCGAGTCATGCGGCGCGTGCCCACGCACCGCCCCGCACCCAGCACACTCCACCGTCTCGCATCCACACCTGCTGCACATGGATGGAGAGACCCAGCAGCGGCCACGCGTATGATTCACCACTCCTCCGTCGTAGTGGTTGCTCCGCATTCCGCACCAGGACTCCATAAGGACGTTGGAGCACGCACACCTGTCCCTCTGCATCCATCGCCGGAGTTTGGTCCTCCACCACCCTCGATCTACCGACGAGCTGGGCGTCTTGACCAGATCGATCCCGCGGCCCGTGTCAACCTCAATCCACGGACCCTTACCCATGCCAAGTGGTCTCACGGCACTCCCTCCTGGGCATCAAACCACATCCAGAACAGCAGGCAGCACACCGCGTGCGCCAGGTGTGGCCTGCCCGTCTCCGGGTCCAGGCGCTCGCCGCGGAGCCTGGATGTGATGTGTCGCAGCGCTGCGGCTGAGTAGCGCTTGCGCGGCTCAAGCACGACCTTCCAGTTGTCGTCAGCGTACTTGCCGGCCCCGAACGTCAGCACCCCCACGACATCCGTGACCTGATCCCAGGGAAGCAAATCCCAACGCTCTTTCCCGGAGTCATTTTTGCGGCCCGGTGCACCCGGCAGCGGGTTGGCGGTGTTCATTGAGTCATTCCGCGACGCCATACACTTCCACCTCCGTTCTCGGGTGCTCTGCGTCGATCCGCTTCTCGGCGCGCAGCAGCACGATCTGCCGATCGTCAGCAAACGCCACGCCGTTTAGCGCATCACTTACCAACTTGACCAGGTTGTCCAGGTCGCACGCCTGGCGCGTTCTCCGATAGAAAACCAGGCTGAGCGCAACCTCTCCGTCCCGGGGCCTGGACCCGGCCCGGCGGGCGCAGAGCTTGACCACCTCCTCCGCCGCGCGGGTTTCCCTGGGCGTGACCGCGTGGCCACGGAAGAAGCGTGGTCGGCCCTTGGGGACCGGGTTGCCGGGGACGCAAAACGCCAGCCTCCACGCGCCGGTCACCCCCGCTTCCCCTTGGGCTCCTCGTCCCGCTCGATCGTCTTCTTGTACAGGTGCCCGCCTGCCACGTGATAGACGACAACTCCCTCGGGGCGCATGTACCCGGGCGCGGCAACGCTGCCCCCACCCGCCAGATCGGCCAGCACCTCCGAGATGCGCCCCGTGTCGACCCCCCCCTGCCACAGCACGGGCACCACGCCGCAACACTCGGGCCTCTCCTTCTCCCGGGCACCACCGGCCCCCCAGACCCCGGTGTTGAATAGGCTGAACCGCTTGTCCTGGACCCCATACCCGCGCTGAATGCCCAGCCCCCACCATTCCCCGAAATGCTCCCCCTCACCAAGCCCGTTCACCAACTCCCGCCGATGAAGCCACGCCCAGGCAGCGAATCCGTAGTTGTCCTGTGCCGGGGTGATCCACCTGGTCCTGGATCCGGCATAGAGTGCGTACCACGCCCCGTCCGTTTCCCGGAACACGCACACCCCCATCCCGTCGCCCGTCGGCTCGGAGTCCCCGTTGCTGCGAGGGAACCGAACGACCCTCACCTGGGCGTTCGTGCCGTCGATCTTCTCGGTCACGACGCAGCCCCGGGACAGCCTGGCGATCTTCCCAAATCCGGAGAATTCCATCACTTCACCCCCGCTCTCTTGCCCAACTCCCCGGGCGCGATCTCCATCAACCCCTCGGTCGACACCCCCACGCACGCGCGAATGCAGGCCCATGCGCGCTCCTCCGACACCTCCACGTGCCGCCCGTCGGACAGGAAAATGACCAGACGCTCCTTGGGGTAGATTGGGGACACCCAGCCGCCCGCGTTCGCATCGTCACTCATCGCACGCCCTCCAGTTTCGCCGCCACGCGCCCCCACGGGATCGCTGCCCGGATCGCCTCCCCGTACGCACGCTCCGCCGTAGCGTTCGCCTCGTCGTACGCGCGCCACGCCGGAGTGATCGCCTCGCTGCGCGCACGCCGCGCCGTAGCGATCGCCTCGTAGTACACACGCCACGCCGGAGTGATCGCCTCGCTGCTCAGC